TTTAGTAGCATCAAAGGGTTCTGGTAAATATAGAAAAACTTGTTGGAAATGTCATATGACAGGTAAAAGATTTAAATTAGATCATTGTGAGAGATGTGGCTTTATACCAGAAGATCTAGTACAATTAGATATAGATCATATTAATGGTGATAGGGCTAATAATGACCCTTCAAACTTACAAACATTGTGTGCAAATTGCCACAGATTAAAGACTAAAGCATTTGATGATTGGAATAAACGACGTGAAGAAGTGCAGTAATTGCTTTCAAGAAAAGCCTATAGTTGAATATTACATATTCAATAAAGCTAAGGATAACAGACAATCAATGTGCATCCCTTGCTATAAACAATATTACAAACAATGGAGACAGAATAGAAAAGAATCTCCAGCAACAGTTGTACCGCAGTCTAAGGTCTGCCAGCATTGCCATCTAGAAAAGCCTATAAGCCAGTTTGGGAAGCGTTCAGTAAGCCCTGATAAGAAACATTACCTATGCTTGCCATGCCACCGTATAGACAACAGGAAGGCTCTAAAACGCTATAGGGAGAAACAGCTAAATGCGAGTAACTAAAGGGGGCAAGAGAGCTCCATATAAAACAAAGCCAGTAGAGCATAGAGGGTTTGCGGGAAAAGAACCAAGAATGATTAAAAGCTTCTGGAGTACTTATACTATGGATCAGGTAATAGCCATGACACCAGAAGAATTAGATATAGCAATAGACAAGTATCTCGATGACTTTGCTTATAGACAAATTAAGAATGATAAGAGATGGAATTGGCCTACTCTTCGGGTACATTCCCGTTGACGTTATACATAACAAATAGTATAATTATCTTGTGAACACATTTTGTGTCATTTGTGTTTCACCTCCCCTATAAGGTAGAGAGTCCCCCATCGTAGCGTCCCACGCCAAGCCTTGGGGGATTCTTTCATTAGGATACAGGGTATAATTAGTACATAATGCAGGGATGTAATAACTAGTGGATATCAGAGATAATCTAAGTGAATACGACGGCGGTGGAGTAAAGCTATATCCATACGCTAAGGAGCTTCATTATAGTACTTCAGGTACATTGAGTATGACTATAGAACTATACGATGACATAGAGACACAACAATATACATTTGGCTTTAATGTGAACGGGAACCTAAAAGAGTTCCTTGATCAGATATATGAAGGAAAGATGCTATGACAGAAGCTTGGAAACCTAAAATGATCATAGATACCAATAAACACGGTATAAGAAGAGAATATCCAGCATCAGGATATAAGACCAATAAAGCATTAAAGAAGAAAGCAAAGAAACATGAATCTAAGTAAATATTTTATTATTACTATAGGGAGCCTTGCAGACATGTGTCTCGTAATGCGAAATAAGGGCAAATTGACATATATACATGGCGATTTGTCGACATATAGACAATGTGTCTCCATATGAGACCATTGACACAAAGGAGAAAATATGCCATATCCAACATATACGGATGAACAAATAACGGAATTTATAGAAATAGCGGGGGAAATGGGAATAGGTCCTGCAATGAGACAATTAGGATATCCTAAGTCATATCATACAGCTAAGAAGTTCTTTGTACAAAGGAATATAGATACACCTACTGCAAATAGCCTTGCTGTTATGGCTAAACAATTAGACATATTCTATACAGATAGAGAGAAGATATTGGCGGCACAGGCAGTAATAGATAGATCAGTAGAAGCACTATATCAAGATAACCTTGTATCAGATGATATATCTAAACTATCCAATGCCTTGCATAAAGCTATACAGACAATTAATCTAATTGAAGGTAAGTCTACTAATATCAATGAGAATAGATCTAAGGATGGCTCTGATTTAGCAATCGTAGATATGCTTAATGAAGCCAAGATGAGAAATGAATCTATTAAACATTCTCTTAAGTCTCCTATGGCTAATATGTCTCATATAGAGACTACCTGATCGTAATAAACATTTAAAATATATATTTTTGCTACTCTAGATAAATTTCTACAGTAAGATTTATATAAAGGGGAAAAGGAGAAGAATATGCCAGTAAAGAAGAAGCTTACAACAAAAGAGAAATATTCTCAATTGAAAAAGCAAACTGAGTCTGCAGGTATGGAAGTTAAAGAAAAAAACAAAAAACTTGTTGTATCTCGTAAAAAGAAGAAGAAGTAATTGCAAATAGAAGAATATTTAGCAGACATAGATCCTACTTTGCTTTCTATTTCTGAAGGCAGACGGGAACTTACTAAATATGATCCTATGTTGTTTGCTTTGACCTATTTGCCACACCATTTAAGAAATACTGAAGATGTTCTTACACTTTCGGAATTTCACTGGTCACTTGCTGAATATGGAAAGACTTGGATCAATAAGCCAACCTCTCCTAAAGAGAATAGAGATGCATTTATTGCACCTAGAGAATGTGGCAAGTCCACATGGATCTTTTTGATTCTACCTATGTGGGCCGCCGCCCATGGTCATATTAAATTCGTAGCTGCCTTCTCAGATGCTGCTTCTCAGGCTGAGACGCACCTACTTACCTTTAAGAATGAATTGGAGACCAATGAGTATCTTAAGCAAGATTTCCCAGAACTATGTACACCTAAAGTCGTCGGAAGCACTGGGCGTTCCCTTGCAGCAAATGCTTGGCGTATTATTCAGGCAAATGATTTTATATTCGACGCTAACGGTATTGATACTAACTCGCTTGGTAAGAAAGTCTTTGGTCAACGCCCTGATCTCATTATTCTTGATGATATCGAAAAGGGTGAGAAGAATTATTCCGAATACCAAGCAGGACAACAAAGAAGAACCGTATTTGACGACATAGCCCCTATGAATATCTATGCCCGTATGATTATTGTGGGTACCACCACCATGCCTAATTCTATGATGGATGAGTTCCGTAAATATGGTGAAGGACAGCGTGGAAATGAACTACAATGGATTACAGACCAGAATGTACGTGTTCACTACTTCCCAGCCATTATGACTGCCGATGATGGCTTAGAACGCTCTGTATGGCCTGAGAAGTGGTCTATAGACTGGTTGCAAAGCCAAAGACACCTTCGTGACTTCGCTAAGAACTATATGAATAAGCCAGTTAACCTTGACGGTAATTTCTGGACATTTGAGGATGTAATTATCGAAGATATAGAAGAGTATGGCAATACAATTATATCTATTGACCCAGCCGTTACTAAAAATAAAGTTTCTGACTACACAGGGATTGCCGTGTTGTCCAGAGTAGAAGATAAAGTCTATGTGAGAGATGCTTTTCAGCTGAAAGTATCTCCATCAGAGTTATCTGAAAGAATACAAAGTCTTGTAGACTTATATGAACCAGGAGTCATATATGTCGAAACAAACCAAGGCGGTGATCTATGGCAGGATGTATTTAAAAATATACCAGTCAAATATAGATCAATTAGGCAATCTGTTTCAAAGCAAGTCCGTGCAGGAAAAGCTTTGAATTACTATCAGCAAGGAAAAGTAAGACATACCGCTCATTTCCCTGTTTTGGAAGAACAGATGTGGTCCTTTCCAAAGGTCTCACATGATGACGTTCTTGATGCGGTAGTCTCAGGAATCCTGTATTTCCTAGATAACAAAGCACCAAAAGTGCTTGCAAGACAATTAAATTACTTAAGGAGATAAAATGTCAGATATTAAAAACGCTTTTGAAGCCATTACGGCTAAAACAGAAGAATACCACCGTGCTGATGCCTATTATGATGGAACAAATAAAGAAGTATTTGCAAATCAGCGCTGGTTTAGAATGTTTAGATACGAAGGAAGCGACTTTAGATTTAACTTTTCTAAGACAGTCGTAGACTCTGTTCTAAATAGACTTGAGGTTGCTCAAGTTCAAACAACATCACCATCAGCAGATGCATACATCAATCAGATTTGGGAACAAACAGATCTAAAGATTGATATAAATGAGATTCACCGCAAGGCTTTGGTCTATGGAGATTGCTACGCAATCGTTTGGCCAGACATGAATGGCCAATTGGCTATTGATTACAATTCACCACTACACACAACAATTGTTTATGACGAGGAAAATCCAAGAGTTAAGTCATATGCAGCTAAAATGTGGCAGGTAACTCAATCTGATAAGAAGATTATTAGATTAAATATGTATTACACAGACCGTATTGAAAAATATGAGTCAATGGGTGATCTAGAGGTTATTACTCACGCTCCAGACTTTGTTTTAACAGAAGTTATTCCAAATCCATGGGGAGAGATTCCAGTATTCCATTTCCGCACAAATAAGCCTTTTGGAAGACCTGAACATGCTGATGCATATGGTCCACAGGATGCAATTAACAAATTGATTTCAACACATATGTATACAGTTGATTATCAGGGTGCACCACAGCGTTATGCGCTATCAAATGGTGGCAATGCATCTGAGTTTGAAGACTTTTCTGAGGACGATACAGCAAGAGAGAATCTAGGGTCATTGCAAAATGGTCCAGGACAACTTTGGTATCTACAGGGAGTTTCAGCAGTTGGTCAATTTGCTGCAGCAGATCCAGACACATTTACAAAGCCAGTTATTGAATTTGTAAACGCAATGGCAGCTATTACATCAACACCAACACATTACTTTGCAAAGGGAAGCTATATTCCTTCAGGTGAAGCACTTCGTGTATCTGAAGCACCTCTAACAAAGAAAGTTCTTAATCGCCAGCTTGCTTTTGGCTCAACATGGAGAGATTTATTTAAATTCATGATTAGAGTAGAAGGAATTCAGGCTGATATTGAAATCATTTGGAAGAGCGCTGAAACAGTAGACTCAGTAGATAGTTGGGATATCGCAGTTCGCAAGAAGTCTGTAGGTATGCCACTAGAGCAGATTCTATTGGAGCTTGGATATGATGCAGAAATTGCAGCACAGGTTGCTGAAGCATCTATTGCAGCTACAGGACCACAAACAGATCCTACAGAAGTAGCACTTCGTGGAACAGGATTAAATTCAAATAACTTAGCTCTGCAGCAAGCAGCAGCTGAAAGAGATGAACAGACAGGACAACAATGACAGAAGAAGCTCAGTTAGATGGTACGTCAACTGAATCGGCAGAAATAAAAGATCCAGCAGCGGTTCTTGCCGCTTTAGATCGTGCTAAAAAGGATGCTAAGCAATTTCGTGAAGAGAAAGAAGCTCTTGAAGTAGAAATAGACAAGTATCGTAATGAAAATGCTAAATACTCTGGCAAATTACTAAAAGAAAAGGTAATGCAGCAATTGGCTGAACTTAAATTAGCCAATACTGACAGATTATTCAAGTATCTTAAACTAGATGAACTATCATTTGATGAAGAATTAAATATAGTTGGTTTAGAAGATCAAATTAAGGGAATCAAAGAAGATTTCCCAGAATTATTTGATCCAAAGTTATTGGTTGCAGGAAAAGCAGACTCTGCTGATTCAACACCAGTAGATAGAAAAATTTCAGCATCAGAACGTCAAGCAATGGCGGTTCTGGGTAGGAAATAGTATTGTTTTGCGGTATAATTGTGGTATGCAAGGCTCCAGATGGACGTTTGGGCTTGCGACCATAGATATATTGGACGATAGTCTATTTTCAATAGTTCAAAAATAACATATTTAAAGGAGAAATAAACATGGCAAGAACAGACTTTACCGAAGCCAATGGTTATATTCTCGAAGAGCAGGGTTCGGTTGTAATTCAAGACCTTATTGCTAATTCAGCAATTGAACGCTTTGCTCGTCGTGAAACCATGGCATCTCGTACAAAAACTGTACCTCGTTTTGTTACAGATGCTCCACAAGTTGTCGCTGAGGGTGGAACAATCCCAGAAGCAGCAGCAACTTTGGATGAAATCGTATTAACAGCACGTAAGTACGCACAAATTATGCACGTATCAGAGGAAGATCTAAATGATAACCTCGTAGATGTTTTAACAGCATCAAAAAGAGAATGGGCAAGCCGTTGGGCTCGCAAATTCGACAACGCATGCCTTGGAGTAACAGATGCAGCCGATGGAGATGACGGTCAGCCGTTTACATCTCTATACCGTGCAGTATCACCAGGATCAGCAGGCGCAAACCTAATTCAGACAGGTGGAGCTCTAACATTCGAAGACATTTCAAATGCTCTTGGTAAAGTAGAGTCATCATCTAAGTTTGATGCAGCTAATACTGTATTCATGGCTCACCCAAAGATGCTTGCACACATTCGCAGCATGATTGGCGCAAACAATGAATACGTATTGCCTAACCCACTAGACGGAACACCAGGAACTCTTCTTGGATACCCACTAGTTGTATCTTACGGTGCCGCTACATCAACATCAGCAACAGATACACCTGCAGGAAACCCACTACTTATCGTAGGTAATCGCAACATGCTTATCAACGGTGTTCGTGGTGGAATTGAATCAGTTGTATCTCGTGATGCAGAATTTACAAAGGATGGGGTTCTTCTTAAGACACGTATTCGTCGTGGCTTTGCAGTTGCCGATGCTACAGCATTTGCAATCGTTGAGAAGACCGCATAAGGGGAATAGAATATGCCATCAAAACTATACGGACAATTCCTAGCAAAGTCCCTCAATAAGGAGATTGATTGGGATTCAGATACCATTAAGGTAGCTCTTCTAACATCTTCTTACACACCTAACCAAGATACTCACGATTATTTCGATGATGTATCTGCAAATGAAGTATCTGGAACTGGCTACACAGCTGGTGGACAGACACTTGGAAGCAAGACAGTAACATACGATTCAGGAACTAACGTAATTGTTCTTGATGCAGCAGACGTTACATGGTCTTCTTCAACAATCACTGCTCGTTACGCAGTAGTCTACAATGACTCAGGCGCAACAGCAGGATCAAAAGCATTAATTGGATATGTAGACTTTTCTTCAGATCAGTCTTCAACCAACGGTAACTTTACAATTACATGGGATGCGACAGGTATTGTCCGCATTACAGTAGCGTAAGGTAATCCAATGGACGTAAGGGTAGAAGCGGGACCACTAACAGCAGGCGCTGTAATGGTGGAGTCAAAGACAGTTGTTGAGCTTGTCTCAAATGTTGTCATTATCGCTCCAACTGTATCTCGCTTCTCCCTTGCTCCAGTTTTATCAATAGGCGGAAATAGCATTTCAAGCATTACACCACAAACTTTTACCAGAGGAGTCTTGGCTACGGCATAAGCTGTGGCCTTTTTTTATTATGTCATTTGGAAACGCATATAGTAATTGGGTAGCAACAACGCAAAGTACTTCTAATGCGTGGCAATATCATTATACAAATAATACAAGAACTACGGCAACCCTACTTCCTTCATATTCTACAAGCGGTAATGAACTTGTAGGAAATGAACCTCAATGGGATAACAATCAAAATTATCTAAGCAATTACCCATATGTTCAACGGGTTACTGCTCCAAACACAAATGCTCCTTCTGGTGAATTTAGAAATAGCTTTAATTCAACTCCAAATTTGCTTATGCACCCATCTGATATAACCCCAAATCAATATGCTGCAATTGCTTGGAAAAACACAACAGGGGCTTCTGTTACCGTAAGCGGAACTGTAACATTAAAATTAGCTAACCCTACAAATAACTTTGACGGTATTGATTGGTGGTTTCAAAGAGAATTAGTAGATGGTTCAAACTATAGCCTTTTGAGTAACGGAAACATTGATAATGGTGTTTCATCAACAAGTACATATAACTTTAACAATGTGACTGTTGCTTCTGGAGATAGATTATTTTTAATTGTAGGCAATTATGAATACTATAACTATGATGCCACAATCGTAACATTTGAAGTAAATAAAGTTGCTATTGTTGCTGCAGATCCATCCACTGCCTCTACTTTGATGGTAGATCCAACCATATCTGCTGTTAGAAATATAAATATCAATGGCGGCGGAGTATCAACTGCATCTGCCCTTGCCGTAGATCCTATTATTGCAACTACTAAAAATATAGCATATTCAGCAGATCCTTCTACAGCATCAGCAACCTCTCCAGACTCAACTGTTTCTACAACTAGATTTGTAAACGTATCTGCTGACCCAGCAACAGCCTCAGCCCTGCTTTCTTCTAATTTCTATGGCGGAGATACAGATCAAGATTCAAGCTATGATTTAACAATACGTCAATTAGAAACAGATACTGGAACAAATACAAACGCTAATTCAGGATTCTCAATTGGTCGCTATAAATCTGGTAGTGC